CCCGCGCCGACGAGCCGTCGGTGATGCCGCAGCATCCGCTGTTGCCGCCTGCGCAAGTCGCCGCGACGGCGTGGTCGAAGATCACCGACAAAATCAACGCCCGTTTGAGGAAGTGAAGCCAGAAGGAGTTTCAAATGGCTGAAAATGCAAAAGCAGAGCCCAAGCATCAGGCGGCGATTGGCGCGGATGCGGACAAGAGGGCTGATGAACGTCGTGCGGCTGCATTCAAGGCAGACGAAAAACTCCGTGCGGACGAATACAAGGCAAATGAAGAGCGGATCGCCGCTGCGCGCAAGCACGCAGAGGCGCGACGGAAAGAAGATGCGCGCCGCGCGGCGCTGAGCCCCGCCGAGCGTGCGGCGGAGGACGACAAGCGCGCCGCGATGACGCCGGATGAACGCGCCAAGGATGACGAGACAAAGGGCCTGGTCGCGGAGCAGCAGGACCAGATCAATCTTCTCGTCGGCACGCCGCAGTTTCCGGTTCAGACCGAAACGTCGCACCCGGCCGAGTTCATTCTGTCGGAAGCGGACGGTCATGGGTCGCGCGATGTCGGCACCATCGCGGACCCGGGATCCGTGAAGATCGGCCAGACGCTGAAGATCGCAACGCAGGCGACTCTGACCGCGCCGGCGGTGTTCGCTCCGAACGTCACGACCGACACCGCGTGCGACGGCATCGCGATTTACGGCGTCACCACAAATGGCGCCAACGCAAACATCGCGGTTTTGACGCGCAACGCCGAGGTGAACGCCAACCTTCTCTATTACCCGGTGACCATCACCGGCGCCGACAAGCTGGCAATCGCAAGAGCGCTTGCGGCCCACAACATCATCGTCCGCTCCTGAGCGAGCGTCCATCCAACAAGGGATCACGGAAATGCTCGATATCTTTCGCGGCGATGCCTTCGGCACAATCCCGCTCTCGATCGCAATCAACAACCTGAAATTCGTCCCCGGGTATATCGGAAGCAGGGGGCTATTCAACGAGATCGCCGTGGCGACGACCACGGTCGCGATCGAGGAGCACAACAACATCCTCACCGTGGTCAGGCCGACACCGCGCGGCGGCCCGGGCCAGACCATGCCGAAGCCCCGGCGCACGATGCGGGCTCTGGGCGTCCCGCACTTCGAAATAAACGACGCCATCATGGCCGAGGAAGTTCAGGGCGTTCGCGCGTTCGGCCAGGAGACCGGCACCGAAGCGGTGATGACGAAGGTCGGCGAACGCATGCAGACCGCCGGTCAATCGCTGGAATACACCCAGGAATACAGCCGGGTCGGCGCCGTCAAGGGCATCGTGACCTATGCGGACGGCACGACGTTGAACCTGTTCAACGAGTACGGAATCACGCCGCCGGCGGCCATCAACTTCGTCCTGGGCGCAGCGACGGCGACCGGCGCGATCAGGCAGCAATGTGCGACCGTGATCCGCACGATGGGCAACAACCTCGATGGCCAGGGCTTCACGGGCGTCGAAGCGATTTGCGGCGATGCTTTCTTCGATGCCCTGATCATGGCCCAAGAGGTTCGCGCGACCTATCTCAACATGATGGACGCGTCCGAATTGCGCGGTCAGTACATTTCGGGCGGTCAGGCATGGGGTTCGTTCGCGTTCGGCGGAATTCTGTGGACCAACTATCGCGGCTATGTCTCTGGCGCCCCGATGGTCGAAACCGACGCCGCCTATTTCTATCCGACAGGCGTGCCGAACCTGTTCCCAACCATCTATGCCCCCGCCGACTACATCGAAACCGTCAACACGATGGGGTTGCCGCGCTACGTCAAGCAATACCCGATGGAGAACGACAAGGGCGTCAACATCGACACGCAGATGAACGCGCTCAACTTCTGCTCGCGCCCCCTGGCGCTGCTGAAGGGGACGCATTCCTGATCTCGAATACTGGCTGAAACTGCGGGAGATAACGATGCCACTTGCCATCATCGACGGCCCGACCATCGCGGCGGGTGAATCGCTTTCGGACGGCGTCGATTGCTCGGCGGGCACCATCGTCCGCATCACGGTGCCGGGAGAATACACCAAGGGCAACATGCCCCACAAAATGACGTTCCAAGTCTCGACGGACGGAAATTTCTATAGCGACCTGTTCGATGACGAGGGACTCGAAATCTCGATCACGGCCCGAGAGAACAGCGGCATCGTAATCGACAAGGCATGGGCGCGCGCCGTCGCCTTCATCAAGCTGAGATCGGGAACGCGGGACGTTCCGGTGAAGCAAGCGGTCGACTGCAAATTCGCAATAGCGATTTCGACTTAGGGAAAAGCAATGCTCGTGGATTTAGACGCCCTGGTGCTCGACAGGACCGTGGGGATTTTCTGCGTCGCGTGCAGCTTTACGCTGACCGTCAGCAGCCCCGGGGCGCCCCCGGTCGTGGCGCGCGGAGTGTTTTCGTCCGCGCCGCTCGACGTGCAGATGGAAGACGAGGTCATCTTTTCCGATCAGCAAACCTCGCTCGGCATCCGCGCGCGTGATTTCACCGTGGTGCCCGATCGCGGCGACATGGTCGAAATCACCGAACCGACGCATCCGGCGTTCGGCAACAAATACTGGATTGGCGACAGCGATTGGGACGGCCAGGGCGGCATCACGCTCTTGCTGCGCACGCAGGAGCCGCCCGGATGATCAACTACGGCAACACCGCATCCGAGGTGCACAAGGCCGCTTTCGATCTCGCGGTCGCCGGCTTCGGCGCGCGGTTCAAGACCTACCGCAAGACGCCGATGCTGCAAGTGACGCCGCAGGACTTGCCGGTGCTCGGCATCTATCGAGGGCGCCGCAAAAGCGTGGCGTGGGGCCAGTCGAATCAAGCCGAGCCGAAATTCCAGAGGGAATTGACGCTGGGGTTCTCCGTTGGAATTCACGCGCCGACAGCAACGCAGGACGACGTGTTGGCGCTTCACGACACCATGGAAGAACTAGAAGACATGCTGCTCAGCAATCCTTTGTTCGTGAATATGTCGAACGGCTTCGAGAGCATGGACGAAGAAGCGCAAGTCGCAAAGATCGGCGAAACTACGCTGTACGAAATCCGCAGCCTTTGGGTCGTGACGCTCGGCCAGACGATATTCCCGCCGAATATCCCCGATTGGTTCAACACCCTCCACGTCGAGAGCCGTTATCCAACGGCGCAAACCGATCCTGCCGAAATTCAACAGGTCATCGTCCAGTACGACGTCGACGAGACCGCAAAGCAAAAGCCGAATTGAGAAGGAGATCGCGCGATGCCCGTATCTTTCAACAGCATCCCGTCAAACTGGCGCATGCCACTGTTTTGGGTGGAGGTGGATCCAAGCATGGCGGGGTATCCGCGCTCGCGTTTAACCTCCCTGATAATCGGCACAATGCTCCCAAACGGCACCGCGATCCCCGACGTGCCGATTCCGGTGCCGTCGCAAGCCGATGCGCGCGTGCTGTTCGGTTACGGCTCGATGCTCGACGCCATGGTGCAGTTCTTCACGCAAAACAATTTTGCGCAGGAGCTGTGGGTGCTTCCGATCGCAGAGGCGACCGCGGGCGTCGTCGCCACCGGCGCCATCACGGTGACGACGCCAGCAGCTTCCGCCGGCACGCTCCCGGTCTACATCGGCGGCCGACGCGTTCAGGTTTTTGTCGCCGCCGGCGAGACGGTCGACGTGACCGGGACAAACATCGCAGCGGCGATCAACGCCGACCCCTCGATGCCGGTCGTCGCAGCCGCGGCAGCAGGCGTGGTGACGCTGACATCGAAGTGGAAGGGCGTCGAGGCAAACGAGATCGACGTGCGGCTTGCCTATGGCGGCTTGCTCGCGGCCGAGCAGGTGCCATTCGGGCTCGGCATCACGGTCCCGACCGGAAACAAGCTCAGCAGCGGTACCGGCACGGTGGACATCACCAAAGCGCTCGCAAACCTGGGCGATGAAATCTACGAGTACGTGGCGACCGGCTACACCGACAGCACAACGCTGGCGCTGCTCGAAACGGAATACGGCTTCAGCGACGTCGGCAGATGGGGGTGGATGCGCCAGCTCTACGGCCATGTGTTCGGGGCGAGGATCGGCGTGACCGCTGCCGGTGACAACACCGGCTACATGGATCTGATGGAGTACGGCCCGAGCAACAACAGCGGCGTGCTCTCGATCATGGGCGTCGAGCACCATTCGCCGACGCCGTCGTGGTGCTGGGCCGCGGCGTACACCGCAAAGGCCGCGCGCGCGCTGCTGAACGATCCGGCGCGACCTCTGCAGACCTTGAGCCTCGACGGCTGCCTGCCGGCGCCCAAGCATCAGCGGTTCAACAAGAAGCAGTGCAACGATCTCTCGGGCGTCGGCATCGCGACGCAGGCGGCGAGCGACGCAGGAACGCCCGGTATCCTGCGGGAGACGACCACCTATCAGTTCAACTTGTACGGCCAGGGCGACGACGCTTACGAGCTGGTGCCGACGCTCGCCACGCTATCGGCGCTGTTCCGGCGTCAGCGGCAGGCGATAACCTCGAAATTTCCGCGCTCGAAACTCGCCGATGATGGCACGCGGTTCGGCGCCGGGCAGGCGATCGTGACGCCGAAAACCATCAAGGCAGAGCTGATTTCGCAGTATCGCCAGGACGAATTCTTAGGTCTTACAGAAAACGGAGACGCATTCAAAACCAATCTAATCGTGGAAAGAGACAGCAACGACCCGAATCGCCTTAACGTTCTCTATCCGCCCGATCTCGTGAATCAACTCCGTGTTTTTGCGGTGTTAGCCCAGTTTCGCCTTCAGTATAATAGGGGCGTGGATACAGCCATTGCTGCATAAAGGTTGCGCGTATGAAAAGGCAGTGCAAAAAGTGTGGCGAAGAATTCCCGGCAACACCGGAGTTTTTCGTTGCCCTCAAGAAAAAGGAGTGGCGTGGTTTAGCGACCGAATGTCGCGCGAAGCCAAACGGCGCGAACTGTGCCACGCCCGCGTGGGCGGATCAACGCAAGATCCCAGCAAGGGAAAATCAGGCCAAAGGAAATCGAGCACCCTAATGGCGGACCCGTTCGGCAAAATAGCGAAGCCCTATTGGGACGACAAGCCCGTTGCCGTGATCGGCGGCGGGCCATCGCTATTGGGGTTCGATTTCGAGCGGCTGCGCGGCGCGCACGTTCTCGCCGTGAAGCGCACGGTGTTCGAAATCCCATGGGCCGATGCGGGTTTCGGCGTCAATATGGCGCGGTACATAGAGTGGCGCGATCGGCTCGCCGGCGTGCAAAGCCGCGTCTATTGGGCCGTGCCCCCGGATCAGGTCGGGGGCGTTCCGTATCCATCGAAGAACATCACGCTTTTGAAGCGGCTCGACGGCCTGGGCGTCGCGGAAAATCCCGGCGAGATTTACGGCGGCGGCACCAGCAGCTTCGGCGCGCTGCAAGTCTGCATCCACAAGCGAGCGCGGGAAATCGTGCTGTTCGGCTTCGACTACGACGGAAACTATGACGGCGGATTTCTCAACTTCGGAGAAAAGCAGCGCGCGCGCAGCGCGGGGCGCTGGGCTGAATGGGCGGAACACTTTTCGGTTTATGTGCCGCACCTGCGCAGCCGCGGCGTCAACATCGTAAACGCCTGCCCGACATCCGCGATCCGCTGCTTTCAGAAGGTCACGCTGCAGGACGGCGTGTCGATGCTGCGCCAGAGGGTCGCCGCCTGATCCACGAAACATAGGAGAGCACAATGGCTGGACCGATAGCAGGCACCGCGACCATCAAGGTCGACGGCAACATGTATCCGCTCAAGGGCAACCTGACGGTGTCTGGCTCGCCGGTCGAGCGCACCGGGATCGCCGGCCAGGACTACGTCCACGGCTATCAGGAGCTGCCGCGCGTCCCCTACATCGAATGCGACATGTCGACGTTGCCGGAAGTGTCGATCGAGGTCTTGGAGCAGATCACGAACTCGACAATCCAGGCTGACCTGATCAATCAAAAGAGCTACGTGCTCCACAACGCGTGGTGCAAGCCGCCGCTCGATATCAACTCGCACGACGGCCAGTTTCGCATCAGGTTCGAGGGAATCAGTTGCGACGAGATTTAAGGGAGGGGAGGGGAATTGAATGACAGAGCAGCCGCGAAAGATAGAGCCGGTCAAGGAGGCCGAACCGCCGGCAGACGAAAACGTGCGGCCGAAAGAACTGGTGATTGAATTGCGAAAGCCGGTGCAGGCTTTTGGCGCGACGCTCAAAGAGCTGACTTTTCGCAGGCCGACCGGCGGCGACATCATGGCGCTCGGGGATGTCTATCCGTATCACATCGAAATGACGACAGGCGCTTACAGGGCAAGCCCGGGGCCTATGGGGCGGATCATGTCGACTCTCGCCCAAGTGCCGCTGTCGACGATCCAGAGCATGGACGGCGACGATTTCGATCATTGCAGCGAGCTGTTGTTATACGGTTTTTTTCTACGACGGTAGGTGGCCGAAGGGTGGCGCCAGACGCCGCGGTGATAAACTGTTATCGCCTCGCGGAGATTTACGGACGAAACCCGGCGGAGTTTTTGGCGCTGCCTATAGAAGAAGTGTTTGACCATATATTCTGGACCGATCGAATGTTTGCGGCCGGCGAAAGATGGAAAAAACGCGGATGACCTGAAAGTCAACCGCCATCGGAGCTTGGAATGGTTGACGATATCCTGCGCATGCGGGCGACGATTTCGACAGAGGAAAGCCTCGCGGCTCTCCGCACGTGGGGCCGCGAAATCGGCGCAATGCCGCAGCGGATCAAGCCGGCCGTAAATGACCTGAACAAGACCTTCGGGACTCTCGGCAAGACGATCCAGGGCGTCGGCAAGGAAATAACATCCATCGTTCCGTCTCTGGGCGCGTTCGGGCTCGGCGCTGCAGGCGCTAGCGTGGCCGCAGGCGTCATCCTGCGAACCTTCAGCGACGTGGCCGACAAGCTCGTTGAGCTGAAATTCGCCAGCAAAGAACTGGGCATGAGCGAGCGCGAAATTCGCGCTTGGAGCGTCGCGGCTCAGAAGGTTGGCGTTTCATCGCAGTCAATGATGCAGGGCCTTAAGGGATTTCACGATGCGATGGGAGCCCTGCAGTACAATCAGGGCAGCGCGATGGAGTTGTACGCCAAGGGCGCCGGGCCTCTGGCGTCGAAACTAAAGGGGTTGAAAGACGAGGGAAAGCAACTAGTCGAAGTCTTCAAATTCAAAGATACGCTTTTGACGCTGCCGAACGGTCAATATCGGGCGCAGCAATTATTCACCGATTTGCACCTAAATGCCGAGTTGCTGAGGGTATCTGCGGATGAGGTTGCAGCGACGTTCGCAAAACTGACTCCGAGAACAAATGAACAAGAGGAGGCCGCGCAAAAGTACATAGAGGGTCTGGTAAACCTTGGCGAAACTTGGGACGAATTGAAGAACAAGGTCGCGACGCCGCTTTTCCCTTGGCTGACTTCCGAAATGGAAAAGATGGAGAGATATCAGCAGCAATGGGACGACTTTCTAAAGTGGGTTGATTCAAAGAAGACGGCCGCTGGCACCTTGGGAGCGCCCGTGCAAATGCCGCCGCCCCCATTGCCCCCCGCGTTCAAACCGCCATTCGTGCCGACGCCGCCCGGATCAACAGTGCCGGGGTTGCCCGGTGCGGTCTTCAAGTTCGCCGACATGGGGGGCGGCGGCAAGTACGACGACTTTCTGAGCGCGCTACCGTTCCCAAACGCAGAGGGCCAAATCGAGGACCGGCGCGGCGAGGGCGGCGATGGGAGCGGCGCGCAACGCATCGTCAAGGCAGGCGTGTTCGAAGCGCTGGTGGATTTCCAGAGCTATGCGCAGGCAGGCGCTGGGGGCGGGCGCGCGCAGTTCTTCGGCGGCGGCGCCACCGGTGGGATGGGCGCGAGCGGCGGTGTAGGCGGCGGCGGCGCCATCGGTGGCGGCGGCCTTGGCGCGGGCTCTGGCGGCGGCGGCGGCATCAACATTCCTGGCGGCATCGGTGGTGCTGCTGGCCCGACTGGCGGCGCTGGCAGCGCGGGGGATCGTGATGGCCGTCCGAGCGGCCCTGGTAGCGTTGGCGCGGGTACGGGCGGCGCCGCTCCAAGGGGCTCGGGGGGCGGTTCGGGTGGCATCACGGCCCCGGCAGGCACGGCGATCACAAAAACAGGCTTGGCGACTGTAACCACGCCGAGCGGCAAGCAATTCAAGGTAGACGCGCGATACGCCCAAAATTTCAAAGGCTTCCTAAGCGACTATGAAAAAGCGGGCGGCGTTCTCGGTCCCGATACCGGATCGCTCGGCTTTCGCCCAAGAAATGCCAGTGGGCACCCGATTGGCGCGGCAATCGATGTGAATCAGATCGGCTACGGCGTCCGCTCGAAACGGGGAACAAGCTTGGCACCCGACGTCGAGGACGCGCTCGCCGCCAAATGGGGAATGGTTTCCGGGCATCAATGGCGAAGACCTGACACCGGACATTTCGGAATTCGTAATTTCGAAGCTGCCCGACAGGCGCTAATAAAAAACGGCGTCGAGCCAGGAAAGGCATCGGAGATCGCAGCACAATCAAGCGGCGGCCCGGGAAATGGAACGACCGTAAAGGGATCGGTATTTGGCAGCGGCTTCGGGTTCGGCACCGATCGAACCGAGCCATATGGCCGCAAGACGGCATCCGGCGTGCCAAATTATGTCCCTGGCATTGCGCTGCCGTCGCGTTCCGGCCTGGGCAAGATGCACGAGGTAACAACGCCAGATGGCCGAACTTTCATGCTGCCGCAGACCGACATTGGGCCGGCGGCGCGCACTGGGCGCGGCATCGACATCTCGGCATCCGCTGCCGAGCAGATGGGCTACTCAAAGAAGGATTTCCCGACCGATCAGCCTTTCAGCTACCGCCGCATCGACGAGCGCATTGCCGGCGCCCAGAAGGTCGACGGGCAGGTTCATGTCCAGATCCATTCCGATGGCACTGCGGCCCGCGCGAAAACGAAAACCAACGGCGATCTTTTCCAGAAGACATCGATCCAAAGCTACAAGCAGATGCAGCCGACGAGCGCGCCTGCCGGCAGGGTGAACGCGGACGCATCGACTTTGCCTGCCCAGGTGGGCAACTGACATGTTGATCAAAGACATCCCAAACGCGCCCTGGCGCAAGAAATGGTATCCGGCATGGTTTCGGGATGCGACGTTTTTTATGGAAACCGGCACTCGCGGCGGCGGCCGGCGCGTGGCGCTTCATGAGTATCCGAAAAGGTCAATCGATTATGCCGAGGACATGGGTAAAAAGGCGAACCGGTTTTTGGTCAACGGGTATTTGATAGGACCGAATTATCTCGTCGACAAAGACATTCTCATAAATGCGCTGGAAATGGACGGCCCCGGCACGCTGCGTCTGCCGCTGCAATACATGGCGGTCGACCTCGAGGTGATTGTGCAGAACTACAGCGTTTCGGAATCGCGCGAGCGCGGCGGCTTCTGCACGATCGAAATGGAGTTCGTCGAGTACGGCACGCCGTTCTATCGCCCGACAGTCTCGACAACCGCAGTGGTCGCGCAAGCGGCAACGAACGTCGAAAACGCTGTGGTGGGGCCAAATGAGCCGACCACGACAACCGCCCAGCAGGCAGCGCCCTATGGGAAGGTGCTTCAGAACGCGGATACCTCGCCGGCGCCGCCTTCACCGCCAAGCATCTTCACGGGTGCGCCATGACGAGCGACGAAGCAAATGAGGTGCTTGGGATTGTCCAGCGCATCGGGCCGGTGGTGCTTTCGTCGGCGGTCAATCCGAGCGGAAGCATCGGCACCTCGCTGCGCCGGGCGGTCGGCATGATGATCGTGGACGTCAACATGACAAATCTGCCGACCTTCGCCATCGCATTCATGGTGTGCCTGGAATTGGCCCGCATGAGCGCGGCGACGGTGGTGACGATGGACCGGGTCCGCAAGGCGGCCTTGGCAGAGGCGCCGGCGAGCCTTCCGGCGGTCCAGACGGTGCTCGCGATCGTGCGGCTGACGCTCGCCTGCGAGGCCCGCATCATCACGGCGATGACCTTCGTTTCCCGCGACGATGTGGACGCCCTCGCAACCGCAGCGAATGCGGCATTTGCTCAGACAAGCGATGTTGCGTCGGACGATCTCGATGCCGGGGTGTATCAGACGCTGATCTCGCTTCAAGCGGCCGTCGTCAAGCATCTCGCCGATCTCGGGCGCCTGCTCCCGCGCGTCATCAACTACGACTATCCCGTGGTGATGCCGGCGCTTCGCATGGCGCAGCTCGCCTACGCGGACCCGTCGCGCTTTGCCGAGCTGATCGCTGAGAACAAGATCATTCATCCTGCTTTCTGCCCGCGCCAGGGCAAGATGCTGGCGGTGTAGGATGGCGCTCACGCTCCCCGCCCGTCTCGCTCCGCAGCCGATTCCGGTTCGCCTGAACACCGGCAAGGAAATCGCGACGCTGGAAGTGCGCGGCGGCCTCTACACAAACTGGACATCGGTGCGGGTCGAGCAGCGCGTGACGGAGCCGTTCCCGGTCTTTCAATTCGAGGCCACCGAAGAGAGCCCAATCCCGCAGACCTGGGACGCCCTGCAGTTCGTGCCCGGCGACATCGTGCGGGTCTATATCGGCGGCGTGCCCGCGGTGTTCGGCTACATCACCGAGCGCCACGTCGGCCTGGACGCGAACAACCACGGCGTTCGCTTGATCGGCTGCGGCGACACTGTCGATCTGACAGATTCATCGGTGCCAATCGAGAAACTGAACGGCCACGACGGTAAAGCATGGTCGCAGTTGGCGCGCGACCTGATGGAACATCTCGGCATTGCATTGGAGGAAAAGGGTCTGGTCGATCCGACGCCCTACGAGAACATTCAGATCCAGCCCGGCGACACAATAATGGCGGCGCTGGAACGCTACGCGAGGGACCGAAACATCGTCATCGGTTCGAACGCCAATGGCGGCCTGCTGGCGATCGGCGAGCATGCCGCAAGCCCAAGCGGCGACCTGATCGAGGGCGTGAACGTCCTGCGTGCGAATGCAGTGTTTCGGGATCAGAAGGTTTACAAAAAAATCTACGTGCTCGGCCAGGGGACCGGAAGCGACAGCTCATACGGCGACGCCAAGAACAAGCAGATCGCATACGAGGTCGGAAGCTCGACGCGGAACCGCTACTTGGTGACGATTGCCGATGTCGCCGACACCATGCACGGCGTGCAGCGCCGGGCCATGATGGAGAAGGTCTTCACCGAGGGCAGCTTTCTCGACGCCCAGATAACCGTCCAGGGCTGGTTCAAGGATCAGAACCAAAGCAGCGATGTGTGGAAGGCCGGCGAATACTACACCGTCACCTCGCCGTCGCTGATCCTCAACGGGCTCGTGCTCGGCTGTGCGGGCTGCGTCTACGAGCAGAACGATCAAGGCACCACGACCACGCTGCAGATGGTCAGGCCGATTCACATGAACGGCCTGCTCAATTATCGCGACGCGATGGCGGAAACGATGGCGAAACAGAGGGCCGACGCCGCGGCGCAGGCGGCAGCGGACATCGCCGCGAAGGCCAAGGCCGACGAGGAAGGGACGGCGCAAACCAACGCGCCGTTGCTGAGGAATTGAGATGAACCGCAACAGCCTCTTGGAGATGTCGGGGCGCGTCATGCACATGGTGCAGCGCTTCACCATCAACCAGGGCAACGACAATCCGATGATGCAGACGTTGCACCTCGATGGGATGAACTCGGAGTTTCGCAAAGCCGTCGAGCGCTTCCAGCATTTCGGCTTCAGCTCCGTGCCGCTGGGGCGCGATCAGCAGCAGCAAGGCCAGCAAGGCGGCGGCGGCGGAACGGGCGGAAATGGCGAGGCGATTAAGGGACCGGCGGCCGAGGGAATTGCGCTCTTTCCAGGCGGTCAGCGCAACCATCCGGTGGTCATCGCGGTCGACGATCGCCGGCACCGCCCGATGGGGCTAAAGCCCGGCGAGAACGCGCAATATGACGACATCGGGCAAATGACGTTGATACGCCGCACCGGGGTCTTTCTGCTTTCGCTGGACGACCAGCAGCAGAGCGGCGGCGGCGGGAGCAGCGGGAGCGGCCAGAGCACGGAGCGGATGGTGTCGCTGCGCCATGTCGAAAAGAAAAAGCAGAAGCGCCCCGGGGGAAGCTCTGGCGGTTCCGGCAGTTCCGGCGGCGGTGCGAGCGCGGGGCAGCTCGACGCGAGCGGCAGCGGATCGAGCAGCGGCCAGCAGAACTACAAACACGAGGGCGACACCGTAAATACCGAATTGCGGGTAACCAAGAAGAAAATCGATTTCAGGACCGGCGACAACAGCGTTGCCGATCACGACAAGGAAGCTGCTCGATGGACCTTCGGCGGCAAGGAGCACGTCGTTACCTCGACCGATAAGCACACCGTCCAAAGCAAGCAGGTGAACATAAATGGCACTACCTCGACCGTCGTGCAGGGTCTGCAGGTGAACATCAACGGCACGCAAGGAATCGCCTTGGCCGGGCCGACATCGGTGAACGGAAATCCGGTCGCCACGACCGAAATGTTCGACGCGCGCGACAGACTGATTGCCGAACTCGCAAGCAGAGTGTCGGCGCTGGAAGCAAGGATGGGGGATTGATGGCCGACATCCGCTATCTGCAACAACTCGATTTTCCAAGCTACGCCGTCCAGCTCGACTGGCTGATGACGGATCAGAACCTCGTTGCCGAGGGGTACGACCTGCAATCGGCTGTCATCATCGCGCTCGGCACCGACGCGCTGGCGCCGATCGACCAGGAGCTGCCCGACCCAGACGCAACGGATCGGCGAGGCTGGTGGGGAGACCTTGACGCAGAGGAGCTGTGGGACGGCTGGCCGGTCGGTTGCCTGCTCTGGCTTTTGCGTCGCGCGAAGATCACCGGCACGGCCGCAAAGCAGGGCTCGACCCTGGTGCGCGCCGAGGGCTGGACCCGCACCGCAATGGCGCCGTTCACCTCTCACATGATCGCGTCGCGCATCGACGTGCTGGCCGAGCAGACCGCCATCGATCGCATCGACATCGGCGTTGTGATCTATCGCGGGCCGCAGCCCGAGATCGAGCTTCGCTACAACGAGCTTTGGACCGATCTGCGGGGAGGGCGTTAAAATGCCGTGGCTCACCCCAACCCTGAAAGCGACTCGCCAGTTGACGCGCGACTATGTGCTGAGCCAGCTCGGCGCCAAGGCGATGATCCCAAACTCGGTGCTGCGCATCATGAGCGATGCGATGGCCGGGCTCGGCAACATGGCCTATCTCTATTTGGATTGGCTCGCCAAGCAGATCATGGTCGATACGGCGGAGAGGGAATGGCTTGACCGTTT